TTGAAAGTTCGGGTGGGGGTCAGGGTGGGAAGTCCGGGTCGGTTGGGTCGGGTCGTAAGTGTTGCGTAATTCCGTAAAGCTTTAGATCGTGGGAACTAATTACCTGGCACTCTGGTATTTCAAAAGTTAAAGAAAATCAGGGAAATTTTAGGGGTCATTATTTTCAGGTTTTTAATTATTTTCAGGGTTTTAATTTAGGGTGAAAGTGTTGCGTAATTCGGGGGTCGGGGGTTGCCGAAAGGTTAGGCAAGCCTTGTCTGATTACTTAAACCTAAATTCGGACATAACAGACAAAATAAGACAGAAAAGACAAAAAAGACGAACCCCGCATTTGTTAAATTTCGGGCAGGCGGTCCCTACACTCCCCAAAAAAATATTTTTGCTAAACCCCAGTGACCGATCTAATTATTATTGAAATATGTCTCTGACCTGCGGTTTTATCGTGTGTTACTAAGATCACATTTTAAAAACGAGAAATGGCCTATTTTTTCTGCCTTAGTATATATAGAGGGGTATTACGGGGATAGGGATAGTAATACCCCGACAACGGCCTCTGGCGAGGCCACCTAGGCCGAGCTAAATCTTACCCCTCGCACCGGCCTTAAGCCGGCTCGGGTGCTTTTACTGGTTCGTTTGGTTTCAAGCGGGTGTAGTCTATCTATAGCCCATCAATAGATCATTCCTTCCCCATTAAAAGAATTAATCCACGCCGAAGGAATATATGTCAGAAAATCCAGCCGACCTAGCCAAGAAGGTAATACTTCAATGTATGGCAGAAGGTATGACTGTCGAGAAAGCTTGCGCCCAGGCGGGCAAGTCAGTTAAGACATACGACTATTACCGCCGCTCAGATAAACGTTTTGCAGAGCTAGCAGATAGAACGCGCCTAGGCGCTAAGAATAAAACCTTTGCATCGGCAGATGTCCACGACATTAGCTTCGCTGAATTCCGCGAGCGCTTCCTGCACCAAAAGACTTTTGCCCACCAGCAGAACCTGGTGGATGTAATCGAAGGACGGGACCCAGGGTGGCTCCATCCATCTATGAAGTATGAAAGAGGCACGGCCAATAACCGCATCCTCTTAAACATCCCACCCAACCACGCAAAGTCAATTACCATCACTGTTGACTATGTGACTTACCGCATAGTCCAGAATCCTAACTTTCGAGTGCTGATAGTCTCTCAAACCCAGCAACTAGCAGCTGACTTTCTATACGCTATTAAACAACGCCTTACCGCTCCTATGTATGAGGATCTGCACCAGGCATATGCAGCCGGTGTCGGCTTCAACAGCAAGTCAGCGACTTGGACCGCGACACGTGTGGTGTTCGGAAACGAACTCCGCGAATCATCTGAAAAAGATCCAAACATAGAAGCAGTCGGTATCGGCGGTCAAATCTATGGTAAGCGTGCAGATATGATTATCGTAGATGACGCGGTTACTTTAAAGAACGCAAATGAATTTGAGAAACAAATACGCTGGCTCACGCAAGACGTTAGAAGCCGCTTAAACCCAACAGGTAAACTCATTGTTATTGGTACACGAGTAGCTAGCGTGGACCTTTACAAAGAATTACGGAATCCTGATAGATACCCGGGCGGCTCTGTGCCTTGGACCTATCTAGCAATGCCTGCATTATTGCAAGCAGATGAAGATCCTGAAAAGTGGGAAACCCTTTGGCCAGCTTCTGACCAACCTTTTGATGGTCAAAGCGAAAACGAAAAAGATGATTACGGCCTCTATCCAAGATGGAATGGCAAGCATCTATTTAATGAACGCCAAGCTATGGACGGCGTTACTTGGGCGCTAGTTTACCAACAGCAAGATGTATCTGAAGATGCAGTGTTTGACCCGGTATGTGTCAGGGGTTCCATTGACGGAATGAGAAAGTCAGGACCCATTAATGCAGACGCACCAGGACATCCCAAGGATCTTCATAATTATACTATTGTCTGCGGCCTTGACCCTGCAATCGTTGGAGATACTGCCGCCGTTTGTTATGCTATTGATCGCAATAGCCATAAGCGCTATATACTCGATGCGATTAAAATTACGCGTCCATCTCCACAAGCTATTAGAGATCTTATTTTTAATTGGACTTCGATTTACAAACCGGCTGAGTGGATTGTTGAAAAGAACGCTTTCCAAGCGTTTCTAACTCAAGACGAAGGTATTCGTCAGCATCTTAATACACGCGGCGTTTATTTACGTGAACACCATACTGGCGCTAATAAATGGGATGCAGGATTCGGTGTGGCATCTATGTCTACCTTGTTTGGTACAAAGCAAGCCGACGGCAAGCACCACCGCGACAACTTAATACATCTACCTAGTGATCAAACAGAGAATGTCAAAGCGCTAGTTGAGCAGTTAATTACCTGGTCTCCTACCACAAAGGGTAAGACCGATATGGTGATGGCCCTTTGGTTCTGCGAGATTAGAGCACGCGAGATGCTAAACAATGGTCAGTATTCACGTAGTCACTTACGTAATCCATTTTTAACTAGGGCAGAACAGGCAAGGCGAGTTGTCGTAAACATTGACGAGATGCTCGCACAAGAAAACAAGTATTTCGTCTAGGAGGACAAAATGGCAATTACACCAGGTTACAAAGTAAATAAAGAAGGCGAAGAAGAATACATTGATCGCGGTGCGGTTATGACCCCACAGGTTAATCCAATGGTTGAATCAAAGTATCGCCAGGCGGCAGCAGATGCTGATCGTATGGACTACGTAGAGTGGCCAACAAAGGTATCTGGTCAGGAAACACAGGGCTTCTAATGTCTAATTCAGTAAGCCGTTATATAAGCAATGTCAAGAAAGCAGCGGGTGAATTATCTGCTGCAGCACATAAAGCAGATGCCGCTCGTCGCACTGTTGGTGATATTAAGGGTGCTGATAAAAAAGCAAAAGAAGAAGTGGGTCAATTTCTAGGCACAGTTCTTCAGAACCGTACTTACGTTGATCGTAAGACAGGTAGAGCTAAGTAAGGAATTTAAATGGCTTTGAATATTAAAGAGATTACCGCTAAGGTAGCTCGCCTACAGACACGTTACGCATCGCGTGATGGTCGTATGCGTGATGTACTTTCGGTTCGTCAGGGAGACATCTCGAAGGTTTATCCTTCTATGTTCTCAGAAGAATATCCTAAGCCACTTGTTGCAAATACTATTGACGTGGCAGCGCGTGACTTAGCTGAGGCTATGGCACCGCTTCCATCTTTTTCTTGCTCTGCTTCTAATATGGTTTCAGATTCTGCACGCAAGGCGGCAGATAAGCGTAGTCGTATTGCAAACTATTATGTAGATCGTTCAAAGCTACAAGTGCAGATGTATACCGGCGCTGACTGGTATAACACCTACGGCACATTAATTGGCCGTATTGATATGGACTATGAAAACAACGAACCTACTATTTCATTAATTAACCCATTTGGTGCATATCCAGAAATTGATCGTTTTGGTCGCTGTATATCATTAACACAAATTGTAGGTATGGATGCTGATGCTCTTGCAGCAATGTTTCCAGAACACGCAAACCAAATTTTAAATAAGAATTTATACTCACCAGGTTCTCCTTACCTATCCTTAGTTCGTTACCACGACAAGGATCAGGATGTGCTTTACTGCCCAGAGCGTAAAGATTTAGTTTTATCTCGAACCCCAAACCCAGTCGGTGAGTGCTTAGTATCTGTAAAGATGCGACCATCTATCGATATGGAAGCACGCGGTCAGTTCGATGACATTTTGGCAGTACAGCTTGCTAAGGCACGCTTTGCTGTTCTACAGATTCAGGCAGCCGAGAAGTCCATCCAGGCTCCTATTGCCATTCCACAAGACGTACAAGAGTTGGCACTTGGCCCTGATTCAATTATGCGTTCTGCAAACCCACAAGCAATTCGTCGTGTTCCACTAGAATTACCTGCTGGTGTATTTACAGAATCAGGTGTATTAGATAGAGAACTTCGCGTTGGCGCTCGTTACCCAGAAGTTCGCGGTGGTCAAATTGACGCATCTATCGTTACAGGTCGTGGCGTTCAAGCGCTACAAGCTGGTTTTGATACACAGATCAAAGCAGCACAAGCGCAGTTTGCTTTATTCTTTACCGAACTTATTTCACTTTGCTTTAAAGTAGATGAAAAGTTATTTGGATCAAGACTAAAAGAAATTCGTGGCAACGATGATGGTATGCCATACACAATGAAATATATTCCGTCAAAGGATATTGCTGGCGATTACTCAGTAGATGTTCGCTACGGCATTATGTCTGGTATGAATCCAAACAATGCAATCGTAGCTTTGCTACAAATGCGTTCAGATAAACTTGTATCACGCGATTACGTACGCCGCGAATTGCCGGTTGATATTAATATTAGCCAAGAAGAACAAAAGGTTGATATTGAAGAAATGCGCGATGCGCTACGAGTAGCAGTTGCTCAATATGCACAGGCTATTCCAACTCTTGCAGCGCAAGGTCAAGATGTCGAGCCAATCATTACACGATTAGCTGACGTAATTAAAGGCCGTCAAAAAGGTCAACTACTTGAAGATATTGTTGAGAAGGCCTTTGCGCCAGCTCCACAACCAGAGGCTATGATGCCTCAAGCATTAGGTGCAGGTGCGGCCCCCGTCTCTGCCTCGCAGCCAACTCCAGTCCAACCTGGCGGTGCGGCCCCTGCGCCTGGTGCGCCACAAGGACGACCAGATATTGCATCATTGCTCGCCTCAATCGGCGGCGCGGCATAAAGAGAAGGAGGTGCAAATATGAAAAAAGGAACACAGGCTCCAGCTCCAATGTCTAAGCCAGTTGAAGGCAAGAAGAGCGGCGACAAAGTTCAAGGCGGCAAGGTAATGGCTCCATTTGCTGGAGCAGCTAAGCCAGGCAAGAAAGTCAAGAAGGGCTAATAAATTTAGGTGTAAGGAGTACCGGATGGATCAAGACAAAGTTCGCCGTCCGGTGCGCCTTGCCGATTTCATAGTTATTGGAACAGAACTAGTAAGAAATATTGCTGAGTCTTTTGCAGTGGCAACAGACGAGATTATGCAATTAGCAATTTACAACGCAAACAGAGAAACCGAATTAAATAATGTTTGGGAAAAGTTTGCATCAGATTTAGAAACAATTACGGAGGATTCAGATGGCGCTTGAGGATTCAACCAATCCTATGCAGGGCGTTTCCGGTCCTGGTAAATTTGCAAAGCGTACAGATTTACAATATGAATCACAGGCTTATGGCGATGGCGTAGCGTATGACGCAGCCAAAGCAGGCGCTCCACTGGCTACAACTCCAGATGTTCGAGGCGCTACTAGAACAGAAATTAATCAAGCTATTGGTGCTGGTGTCACACCACAAGATGCGTTAACACCACTTTTTGCACCAACTACTCGTCCAAACGAACCTATTACTACAGGTATCGATATGGGTCCAGGAGCAGGATCAGCAGCTCTTTCAATGGGTAAAGCAACAGAAAAACTTTCAGACATCTTAGTAAAAATGCTGCCATACGATACTGATGGAAGTATTGCAGTGATGTATCAGAACGCACTAGCGCGAGGAAACTAATGGCCGATAATCTAAAAGCAGCAGGATTCGCTGCAGGTTTATCGCCAGAGCAACAGAAAAGATTAGAAGAATATTCAAAGTCTTTATCTGTCCATAACACTTTGTCAAAGATGCCTTCAGATGCAGCTAATGCAAAGTTTAAAACTTTAACTCCTGCACAGCAAGCAGATCTAGTCAAGAACTTTGGTAATGAAAACCCAGTAGTTCAACCAGTACAACGCAACGCACTTGGCACTGCTTGGCATTACACAGGTGGCGCAGTAGGCAGCGCACTAGGCGCAGTAGGTAGAGCGCTTGGTTATACCGGTAGCCACATCCTTGCAGGTCTTCAAAACGTATCTGATTTTATGACTCGCGGTTATCGTACTGCGGCTATTGCAGCAGATCAGAATGTTGATCTTGGTACTGCTTGGACTTTGGCTAATGACAAAGGCGATAAGGTATTTAGTCCTAATCGTATTACTGACGCTAAAGTTAAATTTGGCAATGATGCAGTAGATGTAGCTATGCGTATTGCTGCAGGTGAAAAGCCTGGCGTAATTATGAAAACTGCTTCTCCTGAACAAGCCAAGTATTTAATGCTTGCTGATCCTACTAACAAAACAATTCCTGGAATTGCAGATGATAAGATTGATGCAGCTCGTGCAAACTTCCAAGATACTCTTGATGCTGTTAATGCTGCTAAGTATTCTCCAGGTCGTCAATTTGCTAACCTTGTAACTCCTCAACAATTAGAAGGATCAGGTCTTTACTATAAGGCTGTATCCGGTGCTGTTGATGCTGCATATCGTATATTTGCAGATCCATTAATTATTGGTGGCAAGATAAAGCGTTTATATGACGTTACCAAATATGCAGTAGATGTTGTTGTAGGTGGCGAAAAAGCAGCAGAAGTATTTTCAAAGCCATCAGTAATTAATTTCTGGAACCAATATGGTGAGGGTCTTACAAACCTTACCAAAGCACAGGC